CATAGAAGGTGTTTTTTTACAAGCAGATTTAAAAAACAGAAACGGTAGAATGTATCCAAAAGAAATAATGGCAAAAGAAGTCAACCGGTATGTTAAAGAACAAGTCAATACTAAAAGAGCATACGGTGAATTGGGGCACCCCGAAGGTCCTAACATTAATCTTGATCGTGTTTCTCATATGATCGTATCTCTTAGAGAAGACGGCAATAATTGGATTGGGCGAGCAAAAATTTTAGATACTCCTATGGGTAATATTGCTTCCAGTTTAATTAAAGAAGGAGCTGGATTGGGTGTTAGTTCACGCGGTCTAGGCACACTTAAAGAAGTTAATGGGATCAATGAAGTTCAAGATGATTTTATGCTTGCTACTGCCGCAGATATTGTAGCAGATCCATCGGCACCTGATGCGTACATACAAGGTATTATGGAAGGTAAAGAGTGGGTATTTGTCAAGGGTGTATGGCAAGACAGAGAGATTGAAGAAACCAAAAACTTAATTAAAAAGACAAGCTCTAGAAATTTATCAGAAACAAAAGTTAAAGCGTTTGAAGCATTCTTAGATAAAATTTCAAGAATTTAATTTTTATAAATATATAGAACATTTAAATATCATTTAAATCGAAAGGAGATAACAATGGGCGTAGAATCAAAAATCCGAGAGCTTATGGAGGGTGCAGCAAATCGTCCTCTGGATAAGCAACAGGGTGACGCTTCTTTTCCTACTCAAGGTAATTCAAATGCAAGTCCTGAAATCCAAGACATAAGCAGTCCTGGTAATCCGGAAGGTGGTTTGACCTCTGACGTAGGCGTGAAAGCAGCATCTAAAGCATCTAAAGACAATACTCTTCCGAAAGGACAGGGCGCAGGCAAAGCTGTTAACTTTCAGGACATGGAAGATACTAGTTCTGTTGTAAATCAGCCTAATTCTGCTGGTGTTCGTGAAGAGTATGAAACTCAAGACGAAGAAGAAGAGTATGAAGAAGACGAGTATGCAACAGAAGAAGGCTTGTTTGAAGAAGATTTAAGAGCACTTTTTGCTGATGATGAAAATCTTACAGAAGAATTTAAAACTAAAGCGGCTGAAATTTTTGAAGCTGTAGTATCTTCCCGCGTAATTTCTGAAGTGGAAGCTATTGAAGTTGAATTGACAGAACAGGCTAATGCAGCATATGCAGAGCGTGTTGAAGAACTGGTTGAAAGCATTGACAAGTATCTTAACTACGCTACAGAAAATTGGATGCAAGAAAACGAAATGGCTATTGAAAACGGCCTTCGTAACGAAATAACTGAATCTTTTATTAAAGGATTACAGCAAGTGTTCACTGAACATTACATTGAAGTCCCTGAAGATAAGTATGATGTTTTAGCTGAGATGCAAGAAAAATTAGATACTCTTGAATTTAAGTTAAATGAAGAAATTCAGAAAAACATTAACTTGAATGAAGAAGCAGTTTATCTGAAAAAGCAAAATATTTTTTCTGTAGTTTCAGAGGACTTAGCTGATACCGAAGCTGAAAAGTTTGCTACACTAGTAGAAGATATTACTTACACAAGTGATGAATCTTATAATAACAAACTCAAAGTAGTTAAAGAAAATTATTTCCGTAAAACATCTGTTAACACTTCTGCTGACAATGCGTTAGAAGACACTGTTAATGAACTTGTTTCACAGGACAATAGTATAATGAGTAAGTATGCCAAAGCAATTAGCAAGCATTCTAAATTTTAATTTTTATAAATAGTAAAGTTATTAAATACAACAATAAAGGAGACACAAATGTATCTTTCAGAACAAATTGAAAAAAAGTGGGAACCTGTACTCAAGCATGAGAGCCTTGCACCTATTGCAGACCCTTATCGCCGTGCAGTAACTGCCGTAATTCTTGAAAACCAAGAAAAAGCAATGCGTGAAGAGCGTGGTATTTTACACGAAGCTACTCATGCAAACGCAACTGGCGCTAGTATCGACAACTACGATCCTATTCTTATTAGTTTGGTAAGACGATCTCTTCCTAATCTGATGGCATATGACGTAGCTGGTGTACAGCCTATGACTGGCCCAACTGGTTTGATCTTTGCTATGAGATCACACTACACTAGCCAATCAGGTACAGAAGCCCTGTTTAACGAAGCAGACACTGACTTCTCTGGTGCTGGTAGTCACGACGGTTCAAACCCAGTAGATGGTACTTACACTACAGGTACTGGTGTATCTACATCAACTGCTGAAGGTTTTGGTGATTCTACTGCTCTTGCTCAAGTAGCATTCTCTATTGATAAAACCACAGTAACTGCTAAATCTCGTGCGTTGAAAGCAGAATACACGATTGAATTGGCACAGGATCTGAAAGCGATTCATGGTCTGGACGCAGAAAGCGAACTCTCCAACATCCTTTCACAAGAGATTCTTGCTGAAATTAACCGTGAAGTTATTCGTACAATTTACAAAGTTGCTAAGCCAGGTGCTGCTTCAACAGCAACTGCTGGTACTTTTGACCTTGACGTTGACTCAAATGGTCGTTGGTCTGTTGAACGTTTCAAAGGCTTGCTGTTCAATATCGAACGTGATGCTAACGCGATTGCTCAAGATACTCGTCGTGGCAAAGGCAACTTCATCATCTGTTCTTCAGATGTTGCAAGCGCCTTGGCAATGGCTGGTGTTCTTGATTACACTCCCGCACTCAGCACCAACTTGAATGTTGATGATACTGGTAATACTTTTGCTGGTATTCTTAACGGTCGATACAAAGTGTATGTAGATCCGTACAGTGCCAACACTGGTGCAGCTTCTCAGTTCTATGTTGTTGGTTACAAAGGCACCAGCCCGTATGACGCAGGTATTTTCTACTGCCCTTACGTTCCGTTGCAAATGGTTCGTGCAATTGATCCTAGCACCTTCCAGCCGAAAATCGGCTTCAAGACTCGTTACGGTATGATTGCTAACCCCTATGTAACACAGTCCAACGGTACTGTTGATGCTGATACTTTCACAGCAGCTCGTAACCAGTACTACAGAAAAGTCAAGGTAACAAACTTGATGTAAGAATAAAAAGAATCCCTAAAGGGACATTTTTGAGGGGGCTATTCGTAGCCCCTTTTTTTATGCCTAAAAATTGTGTTGACAAATGATCAAATCTTTGTTATTATACATAGTATAGTAAAGTAGCAATTTCGTTACTTTATGTAACTTTAAAACAAGGGTTTATAATTTATGAGTAAGCGTAGTATGATAGCACCAGTGATTTTTTCAACATTCTTAATGTTTTGTTTTATAACTTTACCTTTTTTTGTAATCGCAAAAACCTCAATCGGAATGTAATGTTTAAGTATTATAAATAGTGTCATCTAAAAGGTGACACTATGGCATACACTCCAACATCTAATATTACAGAAGCAACATTTGCGGCAGGTAATCCAAGTGAACTAGATTATATGAGACCTAATGGTTTCAAGTTTTTAGTTCATAATATTCCTAACGTTTCGTTTTTCTGTCAATCAGCAAATATCCCCGATGTTACCTTAGGGGTGGCCACACAAGCCACTCCTTTGATTGACTTTCCTCTGCCAGGAGAAAAGATTACATTTGGTGAACTTAACATAAGATTTCTTATACAAGAAAATATGGCAAACTACAATGAAATATATAATTGGATGAGAGGTTTAGGTAGCCCTGAAAGTTCCGAAGAATATACAGACTATGTTCAATCTCAAATATATAGATTTCCAGGCAAAACAGTTGTTAACGCAACCGCCGCTTTAACAAGTGAAGCATCTTTGTTCATTTTAAATTCTAATAACATTCCTTTTATAAAAATTGTTTTTCAAGAAGTTTTTCCAGTTGCCTTGAGTGGGCTAGATTTTGATTTGGGAAATTCTGAATACTTTCAAGGTCTAGCATCATTCAGGTATAGACAGTATAAGATTGAATCTATTTAACAGATTTTTTTCTCGTATAAATAATATTGTAATGTTTGAGATTTAAAAATATATTATTTATGGGAGTTATCAATGATAACATTGAATGAATTACAAGATGAATGGACATCAGATTGTAAAATTGATGAATTAAATTTAGGCAGAGCATCAACTAAAACGCCTGAACTTCACTCAAAATATCTTAATCACCTAACAACATTTAAATTGCAACTCAGAAAACATGAGTCGCAAATGTTATCTTTGCGTAGACTAAAGTGGAAGTACTATAGAGGAGAACTCTCTAAAGAAGAACTCTTAGAACTAGGTTGGTCACAATATTTAGGCAATCATCCCTTAAAAAATGAAATGATAGAATTTCTAGACAGTGATCCAGATGTAATAAAAGTTGTAGACAAGATTGAATATATTAAAGCATGTTTATATCAGTGTGAACTTATAATGAAATCTTTGAGCAGCAGAACATGGGATATAAAGTCAGCTATTGAATGGCATAAATTTACTAATGGTCTAATGTGATAAAAGTTACTAAAATAAATGAAGTGTATTTGAAGGTAACTACTGATCCTAGTATTTCTCAAGAACTCAATGACTTCTTTACCTTTGATGTTCCTGGTGCTAAATTTATGCCACTCTATAAAAATAGAATGTGGGATGGTAAAGCACGGCTATACAATATGTATAGAAGAGAACTGTATGTGGGGCTATTGCCTTATCTAAAAGAATTTGCAAATACATTAGAATATCCTATAGAACTTGACATGGAGAATATAGGTGATCCAGTATCAACAGAATATGTTGAGAATTTTGCAAAGTCTTTAAAATTACAAAGTCAGGAAAAAGATATTGAAATACGGAACTATCAAATTGAAGCAGTTAAACATGCAATAAATAATGGAAGAAGTCTGTTACTATCTCCAACTGCATCAGGCAAGTCACTTATAATCTATGCTCTTATAAGATATCACCAACGATTTGATCGTAAACAATTGATTATTGTTCCTACTACTTCTTTGGTTGAACAACTATATGGAGACTTTCAAGATTATGCAACAAAAGATAATTGGCGAGTATCAGACAACTGTCATAGAATTTATGGCGGCAAAGAAAAAACAAATGATTATCCAATAACGATATCTACTTGGCAATCCATATACAAATATCCAAAGTCTTGGTTTGATAAGTTTGACGTAGTATACGGTGATGAAGCACACCTTTTCAAAGCAAAATCATTAACAACTATTTTAGACAAGTGTGTAAACTCTAAATATCGAATAGGAACTACGGGCACATTAGACGGATCTAAAACTCATAAATTAGTTCTTGAGGGTATATTCGGCACGGTAAAACATGTAACTACTACTAAAAAATTGATGGACACAAATCGAATAGCAGAACTAAAAATAGTTGCTATGGTTTTAGATTACTCTGAAAGTGATAGAAAATCCATGAAAGATATGACGTATCAAGAAGAAATGGATTGGCTTGTTAGTAATAACAAAAGAAATATAATTATAAGAAATTTATCCATAACACAAAAAGGTAATACTCTTGTTCTTTTTCAGTATGTAGAAAAGCATGGTCGAATAATATTCGATATGATTAATAATAAAGTGGGTGATACTAGAAAAGTCTTTTTTGTATTTGGAGGAACTGATACTGATACTAGAGAACAGATTCGTGCTATCACTGAGAATGAAACTGATGCAATTATTGTGGCTTCCTACGGCACTTTCAGCACAGGTATAATATAAGGAACTTACACAACATTGTTTTTGCATCACCTAGTAAAAGTAGAGTAAGAAATTTACAAAGTATTGGTAGAGGATTACGAAAAGGAACTGATAAACTTTCTTGTAATCTATTCGATATTGGTGATGACTTGCAATGGAAATCTAAAAAGAATTATACTTTGATACATATGATAGAACGAATAAAATTATACAATGAAGAAGGTTTCAATTATAAGTTAGTAAGGATTCCGATTGATGGACAATAATTATCAAGTAATTAGATTGATTAATGGCACTACTATCGTAGGAGATATTATAACATCTTTAGATGAGTTTATAATACAATATCCTTTAGAAGTGCATTTTAAACCTGTAATTAATTCTCAAGGAAAACTTACAGGTGAACAAATGACGTTAAGACCTTATTTAATATTGACAAGAGAAACTGAAATCTGTATAGAACATTACAACATATTGTCTTGCAATCCTTTAGATGCTCGTTTAAACTTATCCTATGAAGAGATGGTATCCACTGCATACAAAAAGAATATTAACTTTGAAGGAAACTTCTACAAAGAAGATCCTAGTATAAAAAGTTCTGTTGATTTAAGCGAAAATGAGCTTGATTACTTGAAAGATATACTTGATAAGTTACAGAGTGGTGATGAAGTCATACATTAGATTATCTCTTTCTTTCTAACAAACCAATTATATCAATTAGAAAATACCATGTCAAGCATTTTTTATACTTGACATATACAAATTATTGTAGTATTATAGTATATTAATGTGAGGAGTAAATAAATTATGGCAAAATCATCAGTTCATTATATTGACAATAAAAAGTTCTTTCAGGCAATGAAAGAATGGAAAAATGAAATCATTGTTTCTGAATCCGCAGGAAATAAACGACCTCAATGCACCAATTATTTGGGTGAATGTTTTGTTAAAATCTGTAATCATCTTGCATATAAATCAAATTTTGTAAACTATACTTTCCGAGATGAAATGATTCTTGATGGTATTGAAAACTGTTTACGATATGCTGATAGATTTAATCCCGAAAAGAGTGAAAATCCTTTTGCATATTTTACACAAATAACATACTATAGTTTTATACGCCGCATCAAAAAAGAAGCCAAACACACTGAGACTAAACTTAGATATTTACAAAGTATTGACCTACAACAATTGTTAGATGAAATTGAAGGTGGGGGTGATAACTATGAATATCTAAATTGGATTCAAAGTCAAATAGATACTAATGCCAAACAAAAAGAAGATTTTGCCAAAGCATCACCAACAGTGTTCAAAAGAAGACCCAAATACTTTGATGAATCTAAAGCTGAAACTTCAACAGACAATGATATTATAGATGATATTGATAAGTCTGAATTTGACGAAGAAGTTGAAGAATTGCTTGACATAGAAGTTGAAGAATTGCTTGACAAAGAAGTTTAAATAGAATATGATGTTATATATTGCAATAATTAAGTGGAAAGAATTATATGAGCAGAAATAGTTCAATTCGAATGAAGCAAGTATTTAATGGCGGCACTAAAGGTCCTGATACTATGTACATAGTTGAACTATGGGACGGAAATTCTTTGATAGAAACTCGTGAACTTCCAGGCAAAAGTATACACTATGCAGAATCTTTAGCTATAAATTGGACTGAGGGTAGTGGAGAATTTAAACATGATGAAAATAAAACCGTCTGATAGACAAATATTTGTAGATTTAGAAACATTAAGTACACGACCCAATTCGTGTATTGTTTCTATAGGCGCAGTTGCTTTCAATTTACAAGACGGTATATTAGATGAGTTTTTTATCAATGTAGACGCTGCATCAAGTAGATCATATGGATTACATTTAGATCCTAATACTATTGCATGGTGGCAGAAACAATCTATAGAAGCTCAAAAATCCTGGCAAAAAGATCCACAGCCACTTGACTATGCTTTAAACAAGTTTGCTGAATTTTATAAGTCTGGAAATCCTATTTGGAGTAACGGTTCTAGTTTTGATATTACAATTTTAGAATCTGCATATTATGCTATTGGTTATGATAAAGATAAAGAATATGGAACACATTTACCTTGGAAATTTTGGGACATATACGATATGCGTACACTGACTAATATACTAGGCAGAAAGGTTGAAAAGACGGGAGTCAATCATAACGCATTAGACGATGCAATGTCAGCCACAAAATTATTAATTGAGATGTTAAAATCATGAAAATAGACCATGACGCCCGTATCGGTATTCTAGGCACTGTCGGAGAAAAGATATGTGCGGCATTTCTGAGCAGGAAGGGTCATGTTGTTAACCTGTCATTGGATCCTTTTGACCGTAGAAAAGACCTGATGATTGACAACAAGTATACGGCTGAGGTTAAGACTGAACAACCTTATGTTATGAAGAATTGTTTGTCGTTTAGGTTGTCACAACTTAGAAAATGTCAAGAAGTTGATGTTCTTTTCTTTGTTACAATTCCACCCAAACTAAACGAGAACTATAAACACGGTGGTAAAATCTTTAAGGTTGAACCTAAAAAGTTTACCTATTTTGAATACGAGACTAAGCAACGCATAAAAATGTATGGCATTCCGTTTGAGCAGGACGCCGTTCAGGAGATTTACACGTTGACCGCTGACGAGAGGCGTGAATTGATAAAATATTCCGAATCTGCATATTCCTCTCGACAAACACAATGACATATGTTAGTATGTACCTTAATTTGATAAAAGGTGAAATTTAAATATGAGTAATATTCCAACAATTGAAGAACAGTGGGAAACATGGATTGCACAGAATCCTGTAGACCAGGTTCCAGACATTACGGACGATCAACTTAGGTCGGCATTGATTGCCGATCTTGAAGTAGTTTTCAAGATGGCTGTCGGTGAATATACACTCTATCAGAAGTGGTGCGAGGTTCAAGAAAAGTTTCCATCTTCTCTTAAAGAAACGTTGTTTGAGCCTGAGCGTATCATGAATGACCCGTCTCAAAAAATTATCGTTGATGCTGCTCGTAAAAATATCTGGATACCAGAATCTCCTGATGATTATCTAAAACTAAAACCTACCTTGATTATCACCGACAATTCAGAAACAACAAAGTCGGTTAATA